CATACCGTAAAGCGGATGACAACAGAGTGCAAGAACGAGCTGCTGACAAAGATTTTCGAGGACTATCTGCGGGTCAAGGGCAAACCGTCGAACGGTCCAAAGGTCATTGACTTTCGGCAGGACGCGGCCTACATCTGGTCGAGCTTTATGCTGGATTACGGTATAGACCTTACCAAACAGCGGCTTGACTGGCGGCAGTTTATTGCGTTGTTTCAGGGGCTGTCCGAAAAAACAAAAATCAGGGAAATTATGGCTATCCGCGCACGGAAAATCCCGCCGGCAGATAAACACAATGCCGAGGAAATCCGGGAACTGCGGGAGGCCAAAGCATACTATGCGCTCGAGATGAGCGAAACAGAGGCGGCCGAGAACCTCAACGAGGGCATCGGGCGTATCGCAGACATGCTGCAAGGTAATAAAGGCAGGTGAACCACGTGTCCGACGGGCAGGTCGTATTTGAATATATAGGCGAGACTTCCGGCGTAGACAAGGCAAACCGTGACGCCGAAAGCAAAATCAAGCAGAGCAACGCAAATATCAGCGCGAACATGGACAAGCACAACAGTAATATTAAGGGCAAGCTTGCGTCATTTGCTAAAACTGCGGCAGTTATAGGGGCTGCCGCTCTTGCTGCTACTGCCGCCATTACTTTAAAAATTGGCAAAAAGGTTTTGGAGGAATATGCCGATTATGAGCAGCTGGTAGGCGGTGTAGACACCCTATTCAAAGAGTCATCGCAAAAGGTGCAGGAATACGCCAACAATGCCTTTAAAACGGCAGGACTATCCGCTAACGAGTACATGGAAACCGTCACAAGCTTTTCTGCAAGTCTCTTGCAATCGCTTGGCGGTGATACTGCCAAAGCCGCAGATTATGCTGATATGGCTATCACCGATATGTCCGATAATGCCAATAAAATGGGTACGGACATGGGGGCGATTCAATACGCATATCAGGGTTTTGCAAAGCAAAATTATACCATGCTCGATAACCTCAAATTGGGTTACGGCGGCACAAAAGAAGAAATGGCGCGCCTGTTAGCCGATGCCGAAAAATTAAGCGGTAAAAAGTATAACCTAAATAATTTAAAAGACGTTTATAGCGCCATTCACGTTGTGCAGACGCAGCTCGGCATTACCGGCACAACCGCAAAGGAAGCATCGTCAACTATCACAGGCTCAATTTCGAGCATGAAATCAGCGTTTAAGAACCTGCTCGCGGGGCTCGGAGACGCAGACGCGGATATCGAAAAATTAATAGAAAACGTCATCGGTTCTTTCGAAAACGTTGTCAAGAATGTGTCCCCTATTATCAAAAATGTGTTGGTCGAACTTGGCAAAAATATGCCGAGAATTATTGACAGCGTAATGGGCGTTATAAAGACCATTGTCACCACCTTGACCACGCCCGGAAACATCAAAATGATTTCCGAGTCTGCGGTCAGTATTCTCATGTCGCTGGCAACCGGCATCATGGACAGTGTCGGCGTATTATTGCCGGCGCTGCTTGACGTTATCACGAATATTGTACTTGAACTGTCAGACCCGCAAAACCTCGCTACGCTGGTGGACAGCGCGGTAGCGATGCTGGAGAAAATCAGCGACAGCCTGATAGAGAATATTCCTATACTGCTGCCGGCGGTTATTGAGATAATAACCGGTATCATGACCGAACTGTCAAAAGACGACAACCTGACGACACTCATCATCGCGGCTATACAGATTTTGGGGGCTCTCGCGGATGGGCTGGTAGATAGCCTGTTCGTCTTATTGCCTGCAATAGGCGAGATCATGTCAAATGTTGCCGCTAATTTCTCAAGCGATACGAACAAAGCCAAGATGAAAGAAGCGGGTAAAATAATGCTCGCCAACTTCATCCTTGGGCTGATGGGGAAAATAGAGGACGCTCCGGCGTGGGTAAAAGCTGTTCTCGGCGTGACGCCACTCGGCGGGCTTGCGTGGATGGCCACTCTCAATGATATTGCCGGGGTTGACTTGCCGACGTCCATTGCCCCGCGTTCCCAGAGCTCACGCGCTACAGGTTCTACTGACCGCCTCGCTTCCGGCGTCACTAACTTCCGGGGAGGCCTCGCGCGCATCAACGACATCCCCGGCGACAGGTTCAGTGGCGAAATCGTGCGGCTGCCTCGCGGCACCGATGTCATACCGCATGATGTATCGGTCGAAGCGATTGAAAACCTGCTGTCCGGTGGGGCAAGGGCATCGGCGGTACAGACGATTATCGTACAGCCGAACAATATTTACCTTGACGGAAAGAAAATCGCCACCTCGACAAACGGGCACAATTATCGGGGCTTGGCGGTAACGAGGGCGACATGATTACGGTTGACATAAACGGTTCACCGCGCCCGGATATCGAACTGCACGAGGGCGCGGAGTTCAAACAGGACAGCCTGCACAAGACCGCGTCCAGCGTCATGGTGTCCATACCCTCAACGGGCGCGGTGTTGCAGGAGTGTGATTATTTGCGCATTGCCGGCGGCTCGGCGCAGCAGGTCAGCGTCACGCTGGCGGGCGCATATGCGCACGCGGGGTACATCGAGGCGATTGTCACGGCAGCGGGTATGCCCGGCGGTACGGCGACGGTATCGCTGGGGGTTTATAACGACACGTGCGCGTATAACGCGGGGAAAATCCGGACGCTGCTCACAGGCAACACTGCTGTCAATGGCTTTTTTGTTGTAGGCGGCACGGATGCCGATATCACACTCACCGCACGGACCGCGGATGAAAACGACGCGACCATGCAAATTGAGATTTATAACCCAGACGGACCGGACTATACAGGGTTTTTGGATGCTGTTTCAACCATAACGACCCCCGGGCTTTTGACCGTTTATGCCGGCACTATCCTCGGTGTCAAACAGATGCACATGGGGTACGCCGAACAGGATTACAAGGTTTTCGAGCTCGACATCGCAAGCAACGCCGATTTCCTCGCCAGTATTTATGTTGACATGATTTTCCCGGACGGGGCAACGGTCAACATGATACTCAACGGCAACGCTGCTACCGACGCCTGGTACGACGAGAGCCTCGGGGAGTTTCCCGGGCTGTTCGACACCCGGATTTCCCCGGAGGGCTTTACCCTTGGAACGGTCGACGACTTCTCACTGTGTACCATTAACCGGCAGGCAAACCTGTGGGGCAAGACAGTAGCGGACACGCTGGACGAACTGTGCGCAGCTGCGGGTGCTTACTGGGAAGTCACAAACGACAAAGTGTTCAATATGCGGTACACCAGCAACCGTGATACGGCACCGTTCATGCTGGACACGGACGCAGAGGTCTACGATTTAGAGGTGTCGAGGGACGCCTATACGCTGTTCTCAGCGGTGCGGGTTATAGGCAGTACCACGGGGCAGGGCGCGCTGATTGAGGAAGAGTTAGACATCACTGAAGAAGTAACATCCGTACAACTTTCGCGTCCCATAGCAAAAGTAAACAACACCAAATACTATGGAGTATATTCTGCAAATAACGATTTTATGCGCCCGGGAGCTTTATACGAGGAGGCTTTTTACGAGTTTGTTTCGCTTGGTGGCTTTGTGTCGCGCATCGGTATTTCGGGTCTGCATGATGATAACTCGGCGTATCAGTTCCTGTATTCCTTTAACTCTAATACGGTTTATGCAAAAGCCGGGTATTCCTTTGCAGGAACTAATGTCGATGAAAATGGTAACGGATGGGTTAGTAAGATAGCCTATTACCCCGTCGTCCCTGTCATCACCCGCCTTGTGGACACGGAACTCGCCGCAGAAATCGCGGCAACGCGGGGCGGTACAGGCATTGTCGAGTACACCCTGAACGATAATAGCATAGCGTCTTTTAACAAGGCAGCAGCCGTGGGTGCGGCGTTTCTTGCCAACAACTCCAAACGGGCAAAGACGATCAGTTTTACAACAGAAACGGCAGGTTTTGCCGTGGGGCAGCTGCTGACCGGCGATGTGGCATATTATGGCATCTCCGGCATTTATAAAGTCAACAGCGTCACGGCCCGCGTTATTTCCGGGGCAGAGGGCGGCACATGGCGGTATGACATCGAAGCATCAACGGTCGACTACCGCGACGCGCTGTACCCGCTGATTAAAGGTGTAACCTTTGAGCTCGGCACGGAAACGCAATATCTGCCGATGTCGCTGTCGCTACTGGGTGATACAGACATCGAAACGACGCTGACTATCTACACAGAGGACCCGCTGACATGGACAGCCCTTGAGGCAACCTATGCAGACTGGGTGGCATTTGAGGCGGCTTATGATGACTGGGCTGACATAGCCGGCGCAACACAGGAGGTTGAAATTGTGACAAACGCATACACGGCGGTGGGAAAAGCACTCATCGCGCGGGCGCTGGCGGGAGGCAATGGAAATCTTAATGCCTCGGTGCAGCTGAAACTGTACACAGCCGCAAACGCGCTGCTTGCCACTGTCTCCCCGCTCGGCACGGCATTGGCAACCGCTGACGCGGCTATCAACAGTTTTTACCTGTACGAGGACGACGGCAACGGGGCAATCGACCACATCAACGTCATCGGCGCGGATGGCAGTATCATTCAGCAGATCACCGACATCGGGTTTACCAAAACCGACAGCATGGTGCTGAATATCACAAAGAAAGACGAGGTACAGTAAATGGCCAGTGCAAACAAGACCACCAACCTGGGGCTGAACCTGTGGGACGCAACTGATAAACCGGTGCGCGGCGATTTCAACGCCGACAACGCTGCCCTTGAAGCGCGGGCTAAATCTGCGCTGCTGTCGAAGTCGACCACGCAGAGCCTCGCGGACACGACAGCGACGGATGCCACCTTTCCGGCAGCTGTGGAGTATGGCGGGTCCGGCACCAGCGCGCTGCTTAACGGCAACACCGGGTTTATCATTCCGGCCGGTTATACCGACGCGGTGATATCGGCGTGCATCCAGTTCGAAGCAGACGCAACAAAGACCGGAGCCCGGCGCGCTATCCTGTACCGTATTCGAACAGTGCCGACGCCACAGACTCTCGGTGTTTCTGCCGTATCCATGCTGCCAACCGGCGGCACCGACCGCATGACACTGTCCTATTCCGGACCGGTTAAAGCCGGTGACACATTTAAAATAAAGGCCTACCAGGCAAGCGGCGGCGCGCTGAACCTGACCGCAGACTGCTGTATGTCTATCAAATTAGGTTGAGGTGAAAACATGATACCTGTTATTCTCTCTCCCATTAACGGCAAAGGCGTGGCGTCCGAGGTGTACCAGTGGGACCTCGGGCAGCAGATTGTATTGACCGGCACAGATGTCACCGATTGCGTTGTGCAGTGGGTGTATGACACACTGCCGGACGGTACGACCACCGACAACCGCACATTCTCCCCGCTTACCGGCGAAACAGGCTATACAGAGGGCGGCATCGTTGACATCCCCGACGCTGCGCTGATGCAGACGGGCGAGATTACCGGATATATCTACTACAACGGCGAGGAAACCATTGGGCATATTGTTGTCAACCCTATCCCACGCGCCCAGCCCACCGATTATGTGTCACCCGACAATACCGTTACGCTGCAGGACCTCATCGAGACAGCCGTTGACGCGGCAGTCGCGGAGGCGATCGACCAATTAAGCTTTGTAGCGGAGACATACCAGAGCGCCGAGGATTTACCGGCAGACGCGGCAACGGGTACCCTTGCGATTATAGACCCGACACCGGAGTGGGACCGGGCGCCGGTCCAAATATTCAAAGGTCAATTCTTGAGGCGAATATTTATAAACGGAGACCCTCCGGACCCGCGGGAAGTTTTGCCGGAGGACAGGCCAAACACGCGGGGCGTAATCGTCGAAAACACCGACGGAGAGACAGCCCGGATGGTTTTGTATTTTGAAGCCGCAAAGGAAAACGACTTCCTCGACGGCAAACCAGGGATCGTCGTGCTTTGGAATTTCGACGAAAACGGGGATCCGGCGGCCGCGTCATTATATAACACCGAGCCCACCGAAATAGAGGGCGAGTTTTGCGAGGCGGGCTGGCATATTGCCAACTTTGAAACCGGAGGAATTGAACCGCGGGAGTTTGACGAAATAGACTTCCCGGCCTTTGATTTCGAGCCACGGATGATATTCAACCCGGATTGGCTACCCCAAGTGGTCCCGCTCGGATACAGCATAGCCACGCAAGCATCCTTTGACAACCGCGGCCTCGGCTATTATATGAGCGTAGATCCATATAAAAGCAAAAAAATATACCACAAAAAAGAAGCCGGATGGGAGGAAGTAAAGTGAGCCAAGCGGAGAAAATAGAACAGGCGGTCGAGAGAGCCCTCGCCAAACTAAAAGCATTGAGAGACGAAAAGAGAGGCACCCAAAATGGGGACGGAAAAAAAGAAGCCGGAAAAGGATGACCTTATAAAAGCAATCGGGGATGCCACAAGAAAGCTTCCGGAAAACGACTGTAAAGCGGCAATCCCGTATCTTTGGACCGCGGCCACAAAAAGGCCGGGCAAAACGGAAGCGGAGCGATTGAAGCGTCTGGCGACAATCGCGGCAATAAAAAAGACCGGCAAAGAGGAGGCCCTCGAGTGATAATATTCGCCATTTTATACAACGCGGCCAAACTCTTATCGCTGTATGCGGCGGTTATCCTTGTATCAATCTACAAAATCATCGGGAGAGTGTAAACAATGGAATTGTGGACTGTTTTAGCGCCGCTCATCGGCACAATCATCGGCACAGCGGGCGGTATTATTACATCCGCAAGGCTTACAACTTATCGCATACAGCAACTTGAAAAAAAGGTTGACAAGCACAACGCATTATGCGAAAGGATGATAAAGGTTGAAAAAGACATCGAATACTTAAAACACGAAGTCGAAACGCAGTACATTGACAATTTTCAAGAAAGGGAATAATATGTGGAGGTAGGGGCGGGTCAGATCTCTGTGTGCGATTAACGGGACAGCGGCCTGGGGTCTTGCGTTGAAAAATCACGGTTCAAACGGGGTATTAACCCATCATTCAAAAGGAGACAGCGAAAATAAGGCCAAAGACGGAACAAACAGGGGCGGCAGGCGTGCGCGCGCAGGCGACAAACCGCAGCCCTTAACCGATAAAATCGTAGCTGGAAGGACAGCAAAGATACTGGAAGCGCCTGATTTGCAGCCCTCGGCAATACTGAAAGCGGAGGAACTGCAGGGAGCCGCTGAACTGCGCGGCGAGGATATGCCGGCGCCGAGCGAATACCTCAGCGCGATGCAGAAGGACGGAAAACCGCTCGGCGCGGATGCGCTGTTCAATGAGACCTGGCTGTGGCTCAAGCACCGGGGATGCGAGAAGTTTATCAATCCCCGGCTCATCGAAGCGTACGCGCAAGCGTTCACCCGATACATCCAGTGCGAGGAAGCCATCAGCACCTACGGCCTGCTCGGCAAACACCCCGCGACAGGCGGAGCGATTTCCAGCCCTTTCGTACAGATAAGCCAGTCGTTTCAGAAACAGGCCAATCTGCTGTGGTATGAGATTTTCGATATCGTCAAGCAGAACTGCGCCACGGCTTTTGTGGGCAACCCGAGGACGATCTCACGGGCAGAAAAGGACGGTAAACACAAATGGTAACAACCGAACGCTTTGAAAAAGTGAATATCGACAAGCTGGTGCCTTATGCCCGGAACGCCAGGACACACAGCAAAGAGCAGATTCTCCAACTGCGGGCAAGCCTGCGGGAATTCGGATTTGTCAATCCGGTCATCGTCGACAAGGAACTGAACATCATTGCCGGACACGGCAGGATTATCGCCGCAAAGGAAGAAGGCATGACAGAGGTGCCGTGTGTTTTCGTCGAGCACCTGACCGAAGCGCAGAAGCGCGCTTACATCATCGCGGACAACCGGCTCGCGCTGAACGCCGGCTGGGACGCCGAAATGCTGTCTGTCGAACTGGCCGAACTGCAGGGCGCGGACTTTGACGTTTCGTTGCTCGGCTTTGATGACGCTGAACTCAACACACTGCTCAAGGGTAATGAGGATGTCAAAGAAGACGACTTCGATGTCGACGCCGAGCTGTTGAAACCGGCCGTGACCAAACCCGGAGACCTGTGGCTTCTCGGGAAACACCGGCTGGTCTGCGGAGACAGTACCAAACCGGAAACCTTCGAGCTTCTCATGGACGGCAAGACGGCGAACCTGGCCGTCACGGATCCTCCCTACAATGTCAACTACGAAGGCACCGCCGGCAAGCTGCAAAACGACAACATGTCCGACGATGCCTTTTATCACTTTCTCTTTGATTCGTTCACCAACATCGAGAAACACCTGGCGCAGGATGGCAGCATCTATGTGTTCCATGCGGACACTGAAGGGCTGAACTTCCGCCGGGCGTTTGCCGATGCCGGGTTCTATCTGTCCGGCACCTGCATCTGGAAGAAACAGAGCTTAGTCCTCGGAAGGAGTCCCTACCAGTGGCAGCATGAACCCGTTCTGTTCGGCTGGAAAAAGAAAGGCAAACACCAGTGGTATTCCGACCGCAAGCAGTCGACCATTTGGGAATACGACAAGCCGAGAAAGAATGCCGACCACCCAACCATGAAACCGGTGGCTTTGATTGCCTATCCGATTCTGAACTCCAGCATGTCCAACTGCATCGTCCTCGATCCGTTCGGCGGCTCCGGCAGCACGCTGATCGCCTGCGAACAGACAGGCCGTGTCTGCGACACCGTTGAGCTGGATGAAAAATACTGCGATGTCATTGTGAAACGGTATATGGAACAAGCCGGTACCGATGCCGGAGTGCTCCTCGCAAGGAACGGGGATGTATATAAGTACGAAGATGTGCCGGAGGTGGCTGTGAATGAGTAACCTTACGCTGGGCAGCCTGTTCGACGGCTCGGGCGGGTTTTCCTTTGGGAGGGCTTCTTTCCGGTATTGTGTGGTCAAACCAAAAACAAGCACAGTGATTTGTGCATTACGCAGAAATATGTGAATCGACTTGCTATTCCCGCCATGTAGAGCAATATCGTAAATCAGTATATCGTAAGTTAGTAACGCAAGAGTTAGCACATCGGCTATATTGCGAATAAGTGCCGAAATGCGTCAAGTAAAATCAGAAAAAACTCGACAAAACAGGGAATAAAACCGCGCCAAAACAGGGAGTTGTTACCCTATCGGTTACAAATTAGCGGATAAAACCTTGCCAAATCACCGATTGAAACCTTGCCAAATCACCGAACGGGTACAAAATAGGAGGTAAAAAAATGAGCGAGCTCACAAAGAAATGGCTGAAAGCAGCCGGAATACGCGCATTGAAAACCGTCGCTCAAACGGCAATCGCAACCATAGGAACAAGCGTAATTCTCGCCACCGTGGATTGGGTGGTTGTTGGCTCTGCATCTTTATTGGCCGGCATTTTAAGTCTGCTTACAAGTATTGCCGGACTGCCCGAAGTGAAAGAAGGTAAATAAAATGACGCTCTATAAACTATTCCTGACAAATAACAACTGCTATAAGGCTGGAAAAACCATCACTCCACGTGGCATTATGGTACATTCGACTGCCGCAAATAACCCTAAAATCAGCCGGTATGTTGGGCCTGATGATGGAAGGCTTGGGAAGAATCCGTACAATAATCATTGGAACACGGCGACTCCCGGAGGCAGACAGGTATGCGTGCACGCCTTTATCGGCAAGCTCGCAGACGGCAGCATTGCCACCTATCAAACCCTCCCGTGGAACATGAGGGGCTGGCACGCCGGCGGCAAGGCCAACGATACACACATCGGCTTTGAAATCTGCGAGGATGGATTGAAAGACGCAAAATACTTCAAGGCCGTCTACACAGAAGCCGTCGAACTGTGCGCCTATCTCTGCAAAATGTTTGACCTGACAGAGAAAAACATCATCTGTCATGCCGAGGGACACGACCAGGGCATCGCCAGCAATCACGGCGACGTGCTGCACTGGTTCCCGAAATTCGGCAAAAGCATGGCCGACTTCCGGTCCGACGTGAAAGAGCTCCTCGAGCCGAAGCCGGTTATCATCGAGGGCAAATTCAAGGTCGAGGTTATCGGCGGCAGTGTGAATATCCGCAAAGGCCCCGGCTCGGCCTATCCGATTGTCGGCAGCCTGCTGCAAGGTGCACAGGTCACCATCCTGCGAAAGTTCCTCACTTGGGGGCAGCTGGGCACGGGCCTGTGGATTGGCATTGGCAGCAAGTATGTCAAGAAAATATAGCGATTGCGTGGGAAATATCACCTAATTGTGAAAATCATCACGCGGTTATAGAACCCTGCACGCATAGCGGCTCATTTGCCGATTGCGGACCACGCATGGACTATCTAAAGACAGACGATATTTATTGCGGTCCTTCTGAAGAACTCATGAAGCAGATAGAACCCAATTCAATTGCACTTAGCGTTTGGTCTCCCCCGTACCATGTTGGGAAAAAATATGAAAGCGGCCAGTCATACGAACAATGGCAAGCTATGTTAGCCGAAGTGATAAGAATTCACTTCTCTGTTCTTAAACCTGGTGGTTTTTTGGCTATTAACATTGGAGATATTCTATGTTTTCAAGACGATAGTATGCCAAAAATCCAAGCCAATAATGTTAGTATGCGCAAATGTAGTATAACGGAAGAAGAAGTGTTACGAGCACAATCAGAACACCCTGACTTTAATCGACATCAACTCGCTAAGTTGTTAGGCTGCAGTGAACAAACCATTGATAGACGCTTGCACGGAAACAATATACGCGGTGGAAAATATAATACGCAAACGAGAGTAAAAATAGTTGGCGGATTCATTGAAGAAATGGCACTTGAAGCTGGACTATATCTATATGATAGGCGAATTTGGGTAAAAGACGCGGCTTGGGCAAACAGTAATTGGACGACAAATTCTTATCGTGCAGTTGATGAATTTGAATATCTCTATATTTTCTGGAAGCCGGGAATAACAAAAATAGACCGAAAAAGGCTTTCAAAAGATGAATGGACAGATTGGGGTAGCCGTGCGGTATGGAGTATTCGGTCGGTACAGCGCAATGATGACCACGAAGCAAAGTTTCCAATGGAATTACCGCGACGTGCGATCAAATTACTAACTGATGAAGGCGATACTGTTCTTGATTGCTTTATGGGAAGCGGCACTTCCGCCATAGCTGCAATTCAAGAAAAAAGGCATTACATAGGGATTGATAAAGAGCAGAAATACGTGTTGCTTTCCCAGAGTAATATAAAGGCTTACCAGCTGCAGACGTCTCAAATCACACTTTTCCAACAAGAAGGCACGCAGAGCCAAAAATAAATAATACAAAATATTCTTGATATATTGCTATTTATATGCTATACTCTAAAATAGTAGGGGCGTTTCTGTGCCATTTACGGCATAGTGCGCCCCGCTTTTATTTTGTGTTGTGCGGTTTGAAAGAATGTTAAAAAATATTTGCAAAATCTATTGACAAAGCAAATATAATTAGCTACAATGGGCGCAGATGGAATTGAAAGGGGGCGAATAAATGAATTGGTTAGTACTCTTGCGGCGTGATAAAGGGCTTACGCAACAGGATATTGCCGATAAAGCAGGTATCACGCGACAAATGCTTTCGGCAATCGAACGGGGCAAGGCGACACCGAGCGTAACAGCAGCAAAGGCAATAGCCGAGGCGGTTGGAACAAGTTGGACAAAGTTTTTTGAATGACATTTTCACAGCAAACCACGCACCGACACACTTATCAAACTTGCCGAAACCCTTGAATGTACAATCGACGAACTGTTGAAAGGATGAAAACACATATGAAAAAACTGGTATTCACCGTCCGCAAATTCAACCCCGGGGACAGCAGCGTTGTCCGGCTCGATGACGAGAGCATGGCGCTGATCCGCGAGCTGCAAGCCGCGTCCGGGCTGCCCGCGAAACACCTTGTCTGCAAGATGATCCAATTCGCCGCGCCGTATGTTGAGTTTAAGGAGGACTAAGGGATGACAAAGCAAGAATTAATCGACCTTATCCGCACGAACAACGACAAAAAACTGCTCAACCTCACGTATGCCAACCTCACGGGTGCCAACCTCGATTTTTCAAGTTGGCCGCTGTGGTGTGGTTCGCTCGATGTCAAGGTTGACGCTAAAATCGCCCGTCAGTTGGCATATCATTTCTGCCGCCTCGAATGTGATGACCCCGATTTCATTGCCGCACGAAACGCGATTATCGGCTTTGCAAACGGATTTCACCGCGTCGACGAGTGTGGCGTATTGGAGGAAAAATAGATGAACGTACTTTACAAAGCCGCCGGCAAGCCCTTCGAGTGGACGACCATCGACAACACCCTGGAAGCCATGCAGAAGCTCGTCGGCGGGTATATCGAAACAGTAACGCTGCCGGGCAATATGGTGCTTGTGTGCGACGAGGAGGGCGTGCTCAAGGGTAAACCGCTCAACGCCATCATCAAGAACAGGTGCGGGCACGATATCCCTATCGTCGGCAATTTCTTTGTCTGNNAGGGTTTGACCATAGCGACTATATCATGCCCGACGCTCTCGCCTCGACGTTTGTCATCGCCAGTTATCCGGGGGTGAGGGTGTGATCACGCTGCAGGACCAGCTCGACGATGTCATTGAACTGTGCAAGGAAAACCCGCGCTTCCTCAAAACCGCAGATGTCGCCCGCATCCTCGGCATGAACCCCGAAGGCCTCCGCTGCGCCATAGATGCCGGCAAATGCCCTTTCGGCCTCTCATGGCAAAAGAATATCCACGGCAACCGCGGATACAAAATACCCACTGTCACGTTCCTGCTATGGTACACCGCCGGGCAGGGTCTGGGGGCAGAAGTATGAACCTGGACTACAGCAAAATGCCGCGCATCAAACCGCACAGCCCGACACCCGGAACCATTTTCAATGCCTACGCCCGGCTCGCCAATGCCATCATCGCCCAGGGAGCCGTCGATTATGTCGAGGCAGCCGTACTGGTTGAGAGAAACCCGGAGGACAGGGCGGCACGGAGAACGAAAAAAGAGTGTGTGCAGTTTTTCCACTCCGACTGGTTCGCCCAGCTGACCGACATCGACGGCGAGGAGCTCCTGCAGAAACTGGACGAACAAAAGCATGAGCTGTGGTACAGGTTCAAGCTTGACCGGAAAAACCACACGAACAGGACCGAAGCGCGGAGAGAGTACCAGCGGCAAAAGCAGCAGCAGTACAGGGAACAACGTAAAGAGAGAGGAGGAAAGCAGAATGACAGGCCTGCAGTGGCTGGGGATACTGGCTGAGGCAATCGCCATCATCGCGCTCGCCATTGGTTATCTCAAGTATGAAAAGCAGCTTGTGAGCTGGGAAAACCGACAGATTCAAAAGCTCAAGCGCGGGCTCAGACGGATGCTGAAAAACTGGCTCGAGACCACCACACCGGAAATCGACAAAACGCCCGAAACTGTAAAACCAAAACAGAAAATTGACTGGAGGTAAACAGCACATGACATTGACCATCGAATTCTCAAACGTCCCGGAGCTGATGGGTCAGCTTCAGCAGTTCCTTGCGACCGGGAAGAACACCGTGTCGCCCGCTCATTTCACCGAAAAGGTTATCCCGGAGACTGAAGCTGCCGAAGTGGTAGCACCCGAACCTATCGCGCCCGCTCCGGCAGCGGTCATATCGTTCGCCGCGCTGAGCAAGGCAGCCGCTAAACTGCTGGACGCCGGCAAGCGCGCAGAGCTCCTTGACCTGCTGCAGCGTTTCGGCGTGCAGGCCATGACCAACCTCGATAAAACACAGTACGCAGCGTTCGCGGCGGAGCTCTCCAAGCTGGGGGCCGAGATATGAGCGAGCACGCCATCCTGAGCGCGTCAAGCGCGGAGAAGTGGCTGCACTGCCCGCCGTCCGCGCGGCTGGAAGCCAATTTCCCCGACGAGGAAAGCGAGTACGCCGCGGAAGGAACCCTCGCTCACAAAATTGCAGAGCTGAAACTCCGTAAGCGGTTCATCGAGCCAATAGGCGACCGGTCCTACAAAACAGCGCTAAAAAAGCTCACCGCTGATCCGTTGTATCAGCCCGAAATGGAAGCATGCACAGATGCCTATATCGACACCATCGCCGCGATCGCGGAGCAATACGACGCCTGCCCTTATATCGTGGCCGAGAAAACCGTTGACTATTCCCACTATGCCCCCGGCGGGTTCGGCACAGCCGACTGCATCATCATCGGCGACGGCATCCTGCACGTCGTAGACTACAAACACGGCAAAGGCGTGCCCGTGAGTGCCGATGATAACCCGCAGATGATGCTGTATGCCCTCGGGGCGCTTGGCTATTACACCGCTATCTACAGCATCGTCACAGTTAAAATGACCATCGTGCAGCCCCGCCTTGACAATATCAGCGAATCCAGCTTGTCCGCACTCGACCTGCTCAACTGGGGCATTGACGTCGTGCGCCCGGTCGCCGATCTGGCATACGCCGGCGCGGGTGATTTCTGCCCCGGCCCGTGGTGCTCCAGCCATTTCTGCAAAGCCCGGCATACCTGCGGCGCCCGCGCACAAGCGGCGCTCGCCGTTGACCCGCGGCCGAACAAGGCGCTGCCGCTGCCCGCCGAGATGACGCCGGAACAAATCGGACTGGTGCTTACGCAGGGTCAGCTGCTCGCCTCGTGGGTAAAGGATGTCGAAGAATATGCACTTAAGACTATCCTCGACGGCGGCAGCGTGCCTGGCTGGAAGTGCGTAGAAGGCCGCAAAACCCGTCAATTCAGCGACGTCGACGCGGCGCTGGAACTTGTCAAGGGCGCCGGGTATGATGAGGCGCTGCTTTATGAACGCAAGCCTATCACCATGACGGCGGTTGAAAAACTGCTGGGCAAGGCAAAGTTTGCGGAGCTGCTATCCGGCAATATCATCGTGCCCCCGGGGAAACCCACGCTCGCACCGGAAACCGACAAACGCGAACCGTACTGCCCGAACGGCGCCCGGCTCGACTTCGAGGGGGTGGACACGGAATAAACAGCTGCTCGATATCCGACAAACAATATTAAAAAGGAGCAACCGACATGTATCAAAACGACCCTCAGAAAGTTCTCACCGGAAAGGTCCGTCTCAGCTATGTGCATCTGACAACCCCCCGCCCTTCCATCGACGGCTCGCCGCGCTACAGCGCTGTGCTGCTTATCCCGAAAACCGACACCGCGACAAAAGCCGATATCGACGCCGCCATCCGCGAAGCCGCCAAGGCCGGCATCGCCAAGACCTGGGGTGGTGTCAAGCCCCCCAGCATCCACGTCCCGCTGCATGACGGCGACGGGGTCCGCGAGAGCGGAGAGCCCTACGGCGAGGAGTGCAAAGGCTGCTGGGTGCTCGGCGCTTCCACGAAAAACAAACCCGGCATCGTCGACAGCTCGCTGAGCGAAATCATCGACAGCACCGAAATCTACTCCGGCATGTACGCGAGAGCCACAATCCGCTTCTTCGCATACAACAACCGCGGCGGAAAAGGCATCGGCTGCGGGCTCGGCAATATCCTCAAAGTCGCGGACGGCGAGCCCTTGAGCGGAGACTATTCGACACCCGCGAAAGATTTTGCAGAGGTTGTCAGTAGCGCCCCTGCAAGGGCGGTCCCCGGCAGAGGAGCGGCCGCGCCCGCAGTCTATGCCGATATCGACCCGATTACCGGCCAAGCCGTTCAAGACGAGTTACTGCCCTAAACCGACATTTGCTGAGGGGGAGTGCAATATCTCCCCCTCCTCCCCCCGGAGGTAGCGCATGTTAAACCTGTTTATAGATATCGAAACGTTCAGCGGCACGGACCTATCATCCGCGGGCGTTTATAAATATGTCGAGGACGACGCTTTCACTATACTGCTGTTTGCCTATGCCATAGACGACGGACCTGTTCAAGTGGTCGACTTCACGGCCGGAGAGGATATCCCTGACAGCATTTTCTCCGCAATGTTCGACCCGTCCGTCACAAAACACGCCTACAATGCTCAATTCGAGATTATCTGCCTCGGCCACCATTTCCACCTGAGGTCTACTGCTGCTATCGACTGGCTCAAGCAGTGGCACTGTACGATGCTGCACGGCCTGTACTGCGGATACCCCGCGGACCTTGCCGCTGCCGGTGTCGCCGCGGGGCTGCCGGCAGACAAACGTAAACTGTCAGCCGGCTCAGCGCTGATCCGCACGTTCTGCCTGCCCTGCAAACCGACAAGAACAAACGGGCAGAGAACCCGGACACTGCCCCAGCATGAGCCGGAGAAGTGGGAGCTGTTCAAGAAGTACAACGAGCAGGATGTCATCACGGAGAGGGAAATCTATTACCGGCTCAAGCGGTTCCCGGTGCCCGACGATGTACAGAAGCAATGGCAAACCGACCAGCTGATCAACCTGCGAGGGGTAGCCATCGACCTGCCGTTTGTCGCCGGAGCGGTCGCGTGCGGAGAAAAGATTGTACAGGAGCTCACGGCCGAGGCGTCGCATCTCAGCGGCATGGATAACCCTAACAGCGTCGCACAGCTCAAAGCGTGGGTTAATGCCGCGACAGACGAAGTCTATGGGGATATGCGGAAAAGCACGGTCAAAGACTTGCTGAAGTCCGGAGACCTGCCGAACGATACCGTGCGTCGGGTGCTTGAAATCCGGCAGGAGCTCGGAAAGACCAGCACGAAAAAGTATAACTCCATGCTTGCCTGTGTGCGCTCGGACGGGCGAATTCGCGGACTGCTGCAGTTCTACGGTGCCAACCGGACAGGCCGCTGGGCCGGACGCCTGGTGCAGGTGCAAAACCTGCCGCAGACGCACATGGAGCCGGAAAGCATCGACCTGGCCCGTGACCTTGTGCGCCGGGTACAGCCGGACAAAATACAGCTCATTTTCGGCAGCATCAACGGAACCCTCTCGCAGCTGATCCGCACGGCGTTTATCCCCTCTCCCGGCTGCGTGTTTGTCGATGCCGATTTCAGCGCCATCGAGGCCCGCGTCATCGCCTGGCTCGCCGACGAGGCCTGGGTGCTTCGCGTGTTCTGCGGTGACGGCAAAATCTACGAAGCTGCCGCAGCTCAGATGTTCGGTGTGCCGGTCGATAAAGTCGACAAAGCCATGCGGGCAAAAGGTAAAATCGCCACGCTGGCGCTCGGATACCAGGGCGGCGTCAATGCCCTCACGGCTATGGGCGCGGCCGATATGGGCCTCAACGAACTGGAAATGTCTGACCTTGTTAACCGGTGGAGACAGGCAAACAAGCACATCGTGGAGTTGTGGCAGCGCGTCGAGGAGACCGCCAGGGAGACCATCGAGACCGGCTCCCGTCTACTTGTCAACGGCCGCGTCATTTTCGACCTGGAAGGTGACAAGAAAACCGACCAGCTGTGGCTGACCATTACCCTGCCGAGCGGCAGAAAACTGTTTTACGCCCGCCCTGCCCTCACGATGAACCGCTGGGGCCGGGAGAGTATCAGCTATCAAGGCATGGACCAGACAACAAAAAAGTGGACCACGCAGGAGACATACGGGGGCAAGCTTGTCGAGAATATCGTGCAGGCCATCGCCCGCGATATCCTCGCCGAAGCCATTGAGCGCGTCGAGGCCGCCGGTCTGGCTGTGGTGTTCCACGTACACGATGAAATCATCGTCGAGTCACCGACAGACTGCCTCGAACAGGTGATCAGCATCCTCAGCGAGGCACCTGCATGGGCCCGCGGGCTGCCCCTCTCAGCTGACGGATGGACCGGAAATTACTACACGAAGGAGTAGCACAATGGTGCTCCAAAACAATAGACCAATCTCTATCAGCGTGGCGAACAGCAGGAGAGCCGTCAACTGGACAGCACAGAAAACGACTGTGTCCGCGCTATTTACCCGCCTGAGCACCCCACAGCGCAGCACGGAAACGATGTCGGACTATCTGCGGTTGAGTAAAGCCAAGCAGGACGACCTCAAGGATGTCGGCGGCTTCGTCGGCGGTACGCTGCGCGACGGGCGCAGGAAAGCCGAAAACGTTCTCGGGCGCGACCTGCTGACCCTCGACATGGACAACGTGCCCGCCGGTGGAACCCGTGAAGTGCTGTCACGGGTCGAGGTTCTCGGCTGCTGTTATGCTGTGTATAGTACCCGCAAGCATACACCGGAGAAGCCGAGGCTGCGGGTAGTCATACCACTCGACCGGACCGTGCCGCCGGACGAATACGAGCCCATCGGGCGGAAAATCGCCGAGTGCATCGGCATGGAATACTGCGACGTGTCAACTTTCGAGGCATGGCGGCTGATGTACTGGCCGTCCTGCTGCTCCGATGCCGAGTATGTGTTCGAGTACAGCGATCAGCCGCTCGCCTGTGCCGATGCGATGCTGTCCCTCTATGACAACTGGCACGACGTGACCAGCTGGCCGGCCGTACCCGGGGCGGCGGATGTCCACACAAAGACAGCAGCACGGCAGGGAGACCCTGAGGCAAAGAAGGGTGTCGTTGGCTCGTTTTGCCGGAAATACGACATCTATAAAGCGATGGACGAGCTGCTGCCCGGTGTCTATGAGCCGACCGATATCCCCGGACGATACACCTTTATCGGCGGCAGCACTGCCGGCGGCGCGGTGCTCTATGATAACGGCAAATACCTGTACAGCCACCATGCGACAGACCCCTGCAGCGGGCGGCTTGTAAACTCGTTTGACCTGGTGCGGCTGCATAAGTTCAGCAGCATGGACGACGACGCCAAGGCCGACACGCCCGTCAACAAGCTGCCGTCGTTCCAGGCCATGCTCGAGCTCGCAGCAGCTGACCCGGATGTTTCGGCGTCGCTGGTCCGTGAAAAGTACGAAGAAGCAACAGAGGAATTCAAAGACCTGCTGCCGGAGGCCGTGACAGACGACAACCACTGGCAGTCAATGCTGCAGGTATCCGCCAAGGGGCATGTGCTCAAGACCGCAGAAAATGCCCGGCTGATTCTGGAACTGGACCCCTATTTAGCCGGTAAACTGGCCTACGACGCATTTGCCAACCGGGGGGCAGCTTTAGGTGCTCTGCCCTGGGATACCCGCACAGAGAGGCGCGCATGGACCGATAACGACGACAGCGGCGCCCGGTGGTATCTGGAGAAATCCTACGGCCTGACGGGTAAAGAGAAAATCAGCGACGCGTTGAGCCTGTGCGCACACGCGCACGAGTTCGACGAAGTGAGGGAATACCTCGAAGGCCTTGCCTGGGACGGTACACCCCGGCTCGATACCCTGCTCATCGACTACCTCGGAGCGGCCGACAATGTCTACAACCGGGCATTAACCCGCAAGGCCTTCACGGCTGCCGTCGCCAGGGTGATGACGCCGGGCTGCAAATTCGACCACATGACCATCCTGACCGGCCCCCAGGGCATCGGTAAAAGCACGCTGCTCAAGACCATGGGCCGCGGATGGTTTTCCGACAGCATCAAAACCTTCGAGGGCAAGGAGGCGAGCGAACTCGTCCAGGGTGTTTGGCTGGTCGAAATTGGCGAACTGGAGGCTTTTAACAAATCAGAAATAGGCAGGATCAAGCAGTTCCTCAGCCAATGCGAGGACCTTTTCCGGCCGGCATACGGCCGCCATGTGGGATGGTACCCGCGCCGCTGCGTGTTCTTCGGCACCTCAAACAACGGGGAATATCTGCGGGATAAAACCGGCAACCGGCGTTTCTGGCCGGTGGACCTTGCACAGCAGGAAGCAACAAAAGACGTTTTCGAGCATCTCGAGGCAGAAGTCGACCAGCTGTGGGCCGAAGCCGTCGCCCGCTGGAAGCTCGGCGAGCTGCTGTTCCTCTCCGGAGACCTGGCTAAAACCGCATACGAGGAGCAGGAGGCCCACCGCGAACGGTCGCCGCGTGAAGGCCTGATCCGGGAGTTCGTCGAGCGCCCGGTGCCCGAAGGGTGGTCAGCATATTCCCTGCAGGAGCGCCGGATGTACTGGGCCGGCGACAGCGTCGAAATCGAGGACGTGGTGCTCGTGCCGCGTGATAAAGTGTGTGCCCTGGAAGTGTGGTGCGAGGCGCTTAACGGCGATGCCAAGATGATCAAATATACAGATGCCGTCGAAATCAATGCCGCGATAGCGTCGATAGAGGGCTGGAAACGCATGAAAAAGACAGCCCGATTCGGTTATTGTGGTGCTCAAAAAGGATTCCAGAAAGATGTGTAACTTTGTAACTTTCAAATGTAACTTTCAAAGGGAAAGTTACAAAAAGTGTAACTTTGTAACTTCGATGTAACTTTCAAAAGTTACACTCCAAGCCCTTGATACTCTAAGGCGGAAGGCACTTTGTAACTTTGTAACTTTAAAAACCCATAGAGATATACAAATTAGGCTGTTTAGGCTGTAACAGGCTGTAACGCGAACGTCTAAAACGCCTAACGCGCCTGATCACATACATGTATAGGAAAATGAAGTTACAAAGTTACATCGGGTTGAATGATGCAAAAGGAGAAACAAAAACATGCGGGAAAAAGCGGTCGAAACTTACCTCCGGGAGAGGGTCAAAAAGATGGGCGGAAAAGCTTATAAGTTCGTCAGCCCCGGAAACGACGGAGTGCCCGACCGGATGGTATGCCTGCCGGGCGGCAGGGTGTTCTTCGTCGAGACAAAGGCACCCGGCAAGGCGTCGACCCCGCTGCAGCGGTTCCAGCAAAAACAAATGCGGGAACTCGGGCTGACAGTGTATGCGGATGTGGACAGCCGGGAAAAGGTCAATGCCATACTGGGTGAGAGGAAATAGTCTTGACACAATTCAAGCCACATGAATATCAGCGGTATTGCATCCGGCGTCTTATTGATGATCCGGCTATCGGGCTGTTTCTCGATATGGGCCTCGGCAAGACAATCATTACGCTGACAGCTGTCAAGGTGCTGAAGTTCGACCGGTTCGCTGTCGACCGTGTTTTGGTCATTGCCCCGAAAAAGGTGGCTGAGGCAACCTGGAGCACGGAAGCGTCGAAATGGGAGCATCTGAAAGACATGCGGGTGTCTGTAGTCATCGGGACGGCCAAGCAGCGGGAGAAGGCACTGGCAGCGCCGGCAGACGTGTATGTCATCAACCGGGAGAACACGGAATGGCTGGTCAACCGGTTTGATAAGGCGTGGCCGTTCGACATGGTCGTACTGGACGAGAGCAGCAGCTTTAAAAATCACCAGGCGAAGCGGTTCCGGGCGCTGCGTCGCGTAAGGGCGAAAATCAGCCGTGTGGTGGAACTGACCGGCACACCGGCGCCGAACGGGCTGCTGGACCTGTGGGCGCAGCTGTACTTGCTGGACGGCGGGGAGAGGCTCGGCCGGACAATAGGCGGATACCGGGAGAGGTATTTCCTGCCGGATCAGCGGAGCGCACAGCAGATTTTCACCTGGAAACTGAAACCCGGAGCGGCCGAGGCCATACACCGGCAGATCAGCGACATCTGCATCTCCATGAGGGCGGAGGATTATCTGCAGCTGCCGGATATCGTGGAGGACAATATTCCGGTCGTACTGGACACGGCAGCACAGCGTGTCTATACCCGCATGGAGAAAGAACTGCTGATTGATGTGGACGATGAAGTCATCAATGCCTCGACGGCGGCGTCCCTGTCAAACAAGCTGTTGCAGCTGTGCAACGGGGCTGTGTACAACGAGGAGGGGGAAGCCGTTCCGGTGCACGACTGCAAAGTAGAGGCCTTTCGTGAGCTGCTGGAGCAGCTGCACGGGCAGCCGGTCCTGGTGTTTTACAATTACCGGCACGACCTTCCGAGGCTCCGGCAGGCTATCCCTGCCGCGCTGCATGTCAGAGAGCTCCGGGCCCCGGAGGACATTGACGCCTGGAACAGCAAAGAGATTGACGTACTGCTGGCACACCCGGCGTCCACGGCATACGGGCTGAATCTGCAAGACGGCGGAAACCACATTGTGTGGTTTGGCCTGAATTGGTCCCTGGAGCTATACCAGCAGGCAAACAAGAGGCTACACAGGCAAGGGCAAACCCAGAAGGTCATCGTGCATCATCTGGCCGTACAGGGCGGGCGAGACGAGGACGTTCTGGCGGCAATAAGCAAAAAAGGCGCAACACAAGAGGACCTGATTGAAAGCCTGAAAGCACGAATTGAAAAAGTGAAGGGAGAAAAACTATGACAGACCATTTCAAGTGTTCTAAGCCAAGCCAATATGCTTGTCCGTTAGAGGCCAGACAGGAGGAACCGGGAAATGATTGAGCGGATTGAGAATGACATCGCGAAAAAAAAAAAAAGAAAGCGAGGCGGTGAAACGATGAGAATAGTGCGCGTGTTCCCGAGCCGCAACAACTTCACACCCATTGATGAATATGCCTTTATCGGTTTACCGCCATTTCGTGAAATAATACCGGATCACGACGAGGTTCATGTTTCCTGCGCTTTTACATGGGATAGGGAATATTGTAATTACCTTATTTCCGCATGGCGTGATGTAACCAAAAAGCCCGTCAAAATAGGCGGCCCGGCATTTTCAAGCCCTTGTGATGATTTCGTCGCTGGGCGGTATATCAGACAAGGCGTTACTTTTACTACAAGAGGCTGCAATAATAACTGCCCGTGGTGCTTTGTGCCGAAACGAGAGGGCAAACTGCGGGAATTGCCGATTGTGTCGGGAAACATCGTACAGGATAACAACTTCTTGCAAGCAAGCAAGGCGCACAAAGACAGGGTTTTTGAAATGCTTAAATCGCAACGGCAAATCAGTTTTCAAGGCGGTTTAGAAGCGAGGCTGATTGATGAGCATTTTATCGACGGCATAGCAAATCTGCGGATTGCCGCCCTATGGCTTGCTTGCGACACGGATGGCGCATTGACAACATTCAAAAAGGCTGTTGATAAACTCAAAAAGGCTGGATATAACCGCAACAAGATTAATGCCTATGTGCTTATAGGTGACGACATGGCAAAGAATGAGGCGCGGTTACGGGAAGTCTACAATGCGGGGGCTATGCCGTTTGCGCAATTATATCAAGACGATTGTATGAAAAAAGGCGATTATAGCGACGAGTGGAAAAAGTTTGCGAGGATGTGGTCGCGCCCCGCCGCAGTAAAAGCGCACATGAAAAAAGGGACAGGTTATCACGATTTCAACACATGATAAACGACCATGGGAGGCGATGAAATAATGACAGACCATTTCAAGTGTTCCAAGTGCGGAGCCCGAGGGCACCTTATCAGCGATAGGGAGGACTGCCCGAACTGCGGAGGGCCTATTGAACCGGTGGTTATCACAAGGCCGGCAAAAGGAGGGCCGTGCACTATATGCGACGCATACGACGCGCTGGCGGAGGCGTGCGCCATGCCCAGCCAGTATGCTTGCCCGCTGGAAAAGAAGGAGGATATCCGCTGAAATGAGCACAATTGCGGCAGTTTTCTGTCTGGGCTTTCTATGCGTGCAAATACTGCTTTATATAAATCAAGAAAACAACCGGAGGTACCCTAAATGATTAAGCACCCATCAAGCACTAAAACACAGGTTATCTGCGATAAATGCCACATTGTGGTCGAGTTTGCGGCAGGGCTGACAGATGATCGGGCAAATACCGAAATCCAGCGGCATGGCTGGGGTGTTAAAAACCAGCATATCTGCCCGCTGTGATGGCAGGGAAAGTGGGGGACGCATTGAAGTGGCTTAATGACATTATCCTGTTTTCCTTTTGCAGGCAATCGTCCAACCCGGAACAGCTGCAGCGTACGGCGCGGGAGACCAAAGCTTTCTACAAAAGCTATAAGAGGAGGAAACGGCG